CACCCCACTTCATGCCCTTGATCCCGTAGTGGGAAAGGACATCGTCGAGTTGCTTCGGCTGACCGACTACGCGGCCGGCAAGGACGGATCGATCCATGTGTCCCCCTCTCGGACCACGTTGATCGTCCACTCCAGCTTCTCGATCTGCTTCTCCATCGCGGTCACGAGGTAACCGGTCTGAGGCGGGTCGAAAAGGATGCGGACGTAGAGATAGACGTACGACTTGACCTGGTTGAACCGAGGGTCGTCGCCGAGGAAGTCGCCCCACGTGGGCTCGGCATCCTCGATCATGAAGCCGTCGACCGGCCCGACCCCCAACTCATGGAGTCTCGCGAAAGCAGAGTTGGTGTGCATGGCGATCACGTCGTCGAACACCGTCAGAGACGGGTCAACGCTGCACATCCGCTTGACGCTGTTGAGGATGCTTCGATCCACGTGGGGCACCTCCCTTCAGGGTGCTACTTCTTGAGGCGGCGGTTGACCTCATCCTGAACCGCCTTGGCGTTGTAGCCCGCGCGCGAGAGACGGTCGACGCGAACGGCGCCGTCGCCCCACTTGCCGTCGATGACTTCCGCGGCGAGCTGGTTGACCGACTTCTTGGTGTGGTTGTTGCCGAGCAGGAGGCGGTTGACCTCCTTCTGGACGGCGGAGGCGTTGTAGCCGGCCTTGGTGAGCCTCTCGACTCGGTCGGCACCGGTACCCCACGAACCGTTGATGACCTCGGATGCGAGCTGGGCGACCGTCTTCTTCTTGGCGGCGGCCTTGTCCTTGTCGATCTTGAGGTTGATCAGGCGCTGGATCTCGTTCGGGTCGTAGCCGGCCGAACGGAGCCGCTGAGTGCGGGTGTAGCCGTTGCCCCACTTGCCGGCGAGGACCTCGTCGACGATCTCGGCGTTGGTCTTCTTCTTCGGCGGGGCGGGATCGGTCTCGCCCTTGTCCGAGTTGGGCGCCTTGTAGGTGCCGGTGAAGAACAGCGCGTGGACGTGGTCCATGTGGTTCTCGGTCGGGCTACCACGGTCGGCCATCTTGCGGACGACGCCGGGCGAGGTCACCGTCGAGGTGATGTGCTGTTCCCAGATGACGTGCTGGAGGCCGAGGCGGGCGCGGTTGGACCAGATGTAGTTCCGGACCCACTGACCATCGGCGTGGTTGCGGACCATGAAGTCCAGGGCGCGGCCGGAGTGGTGCTCGGTGTTGCTCGCGTTGCCGTCGTAGCCCCACATGAACCACACCTGGTGGCCGGCCTTCTTGGCCGCGTCGAATATCTCCTTGGCCTTCGACTTCGTGGGGCCGGTGACCTTGCCGAGCTTCGAGCTGACGTACTCCCAGCTGTTCTTGTCGGTCATTCCGTGACCTCGTCCTTCTCCTCGGCGTCGTAGTCCGCCGCGGTCTCGTTGGCGAGGGCGTTGTCCTGGTCGTCACCCTCGACGGGCGGGCACGGACCACCCTCGGGCGTCTCGTCCTTCTTCTCGGTCACGATTCCTCCGTTACCAGAGCTTGGTGTCGCCGGGCTGACGCTCGACAACCGGGCGGGGAAGCAGGTTCTCGTTGCCGTAATGGATCGCGTTATGCGTTGCGAGCGTCACGGTTATCAAGAACTCAGGATCGAGGATGTCCGGGTTTCCGGATTCGATGTCCTCGATAGTCATGGGGTTCATGTGGTGGATATAGAGGCCCGAGTGGATGTCGTAGCCGTCGATACCCATGTCACAGCCCTTATCGCGGACGATAACCTCCTGGCGGACGGTTCTCCATTCCCTCGACGTGTAAAACGCCTGGTTCAGGTATCGCTCGTGCCCGAAGGTTGCCTGTCCGACTCGACCGTGGAGCTTTAGGTACTGAAACCGTTCATCAAACGTCGAAAGACGACGGAGATCGGAAAAAGACCTATTCATCTTGGTCAGATTCGGTCGGAGGGGGCCCATTCCCGGTGTATGCGCGGAAGTAGTCCATGGCTTCCTTGAACAGCGTGTCAGACTTCTGCTGAGCTTCCATGGATTCCTTCTTGACCTTCAGCAGCTCGTTCTCATGCCGAATCCGCTGCTGTTCGAGTCTCTCTCGCGACGAACCGAGCTTCAACAAGGCTGTGGTCTCTGTCGCCGAGGCTGTGCCGTCCCGAATTCGCTGTTCGACGAGGTCGTAGGCGAGTGAGATCAGCTGGTTCTCTCGACCCTGAGGAGTTGTGGCGGGTCTGAGAGGACTTCGTCCTTCGTCAGGGTCCCTTCTGGGGCGAGTGACCACAGTTTCAACTCCTTTCGATCAGGTTCCTGTCAAGAAAAAGAGGGGTTAGGGGTGCGGGG